GAAATTGTAAAAACAATGAGATGTCCAAAGACAGTTCATGAAATGGCAGTTATGTTTGGAGCAGGAGTAAGTCTTGCTAAAAGCTGTGATGATGTCGTGCTGTTTATAGAACATGTATGGTCATTTCCAGGAGATGGTAGAGTAGGTGCATTTAGATTTGGCTATAACTATGGTCTTTGGAAAGGTATAGTAGGTGCTAATGAACTTGATATGTATAATATATCTCCAAGAAAATGGCAAGGAAAGTTAGATGTTCCTCATGGCTTGGCAGGAAGAGAAAGAAAGAAATGGCTAAAGGAACATGCAGAGGGATTATTCCCTAATACAAAGGTAACATATAATGTGAGTGATGCAATTCTGATTGCAAACTATGCAAAGGAATGTTACTATAAATTAATCGAGGAAGGTGAACCAATGCCTGAATCAGAACTCGGAATAGGAGTAATACAATAATGGAAGCAGATTTTGTAGTTAGAAATGAGAATAGACCATCAGAGAAGAAAGCAGTAGAATATTTAATAAACAGGGATATACCATATATAAGATATGGACTTGATGCTTTGGATTCGGAACTGTCTATTTATAAAATACCATCATTAATCAGGTCTGCACCTGACTATATTATATTTAATAAATATGATTCACCGTTATTCTTTGAGGTTAAAGGGTTTGTTGGTGAGATTAAGATTAAATTAAATGATATGGAAAACTATGAGAAATGGAACAATCACATGGGACTAATTATGTTCCTATATGATGTGGAGCACAATTCTCATTGTGAGGTTATGTTTAATGAACTGAAGAAGATTATATCAGAAAGAAATCCTGATAAAGATTCATATCCTGAAAATCCTAAGAATATATTCTATAAGATTCCTGTACATTACTTACCAGACTTCACGAATTTTTAGCTTGATGTTATAAACCCCGTTAGTAACCTGATCAAATTTAAACTCTTTCATATCAAATTTACAGATAGCGAAACCATCAGGATTATTGTTAGAACCATCCGGCTGAAATATAAAAGGTAGTTGTCCTCCATTAGTTTTGTGGATGACCTGCGAATAGAATGTATCTTCATTAAGTAAAGTATTATCTGTAATGCTCATAGAATTATCCCATGTAGTTCCACCCGGGCTAATTGTTTCATAATTTGCTAAAGAACTTACATCAGGAAATATATCACTATCCTGAAGATATGAGAACGATAAATTCCATACTCTTCTACCACTACGAGCTAATCCGTGCCAAGACGAGTCTCCACTTCCTTGATATAATTCCCAAGCACCAGCATCTCCCCACATTGCAGGTTTTTTATATTTATAATTAACTAAATCAGCACCACCTTTGGTGCGAATACGTTTCACCCCATCCATTTCTCGTGTCATAGTTAGCTTTAAATCAGGAGAATGGGGCATATCGTAACAAACTCCTAAAACAGCAGACCCTACATATCTTGTATCAGGGGGTTCAGCTGAATAAGCCCTTGTTGCCAAATTCTTTGTTTTTATAATAGAAAACCCTTTATATCCACCATTTCCGGGGCTTCTATTTATTACCTCTTTAACAGGACTACCAGCATTATTTAAACCCCAATTACTTTCAAAAGTATGTCCAAGAATAGCTGCAAAACAAGGATAGGGATTTGTAGATGATATTTCAGGCACATAATTATTTAAGTCAATAAGATTACCTGTTCCCGGAGAACCACCCATGTAAGGACCAAAATCTTTTGGTATAACTGGAAGTGTATTAAGAACTGGGTTAAATGTAGATCCATCCTCCATTACATTCATCCCTATTGAATTTGCCCATTCATAAACATTTACATAAAACCGTGGTGTACCTACATTTTGATAAGCCATTTACCAAACCTCCTCTATGGAAAGAGAAATATCATATACATTAAAAGCAGATTGAGTGGCTTTCAGGGAGTTGTCTTTAAATCGGCAAATAGCAAACTGGTCAGGGTTGTTGTTACTACTATCAGGTTGGAATATAAAGGGCAGCGTTCCACCTAAAGTTTTATGCCATACTTGTGAAAAGAAATTGTAATCAGTTAGGATGTCGTGTTGGAAAGTAGTACTATCGGATAAATCACCCCCAATGCCACCATCATATAATGCAATATCACTTGCAGATAGAGTATTGCCTACTGCTGTAGATAATGATTGATTAGAACCCCATAAATCACCATCATCCATATAACTAAATTTCAAATCCCAAGTTCTACGCCCACTACGAGATAATGCAAGTGGTGCAGATTCACGATTCGCTCTACCACCACCGTCTAATATAACATTTGCAATTTGTACAATATCCAATACATTCACAATTCCATCCTGAGTAAAGTCAGCTGCAATAAGAGCATCGCCCTCAAGTGCAAATGTCCCCGATGAATTTTCGCCAAAAATATGATTGGCTATTTGAACTAAATCCATAACATTTACAACTCCATCACCTGTTACATCACCTAAAAGTATATCTCCACCTCCACCTCCATCATATAGACAACTACCATCATCTTCAGTAGCATAAGAGTTGTAGTTTGTTGCTAATGGGTCGGTGCAGCCGAAAACTTCATTACCATTACCATTACCATTACCGTGTAATTCCCATGCTCCTGCATTACCCCATTTGGGGGGTTTATTCCACATTGTATTACTCATAGATGAACCATTATAAGTAGTAAATTCCTTCGTTCCACCATATTCCCTGCTCATAGTAAGTGAAAGATTAGGGGCATTTGGCATATCATAAATACATCCAATTACAATAGAACCAGTAGATAGACCTTCAGTAGAATTTAAAGATATTGATGTTGGAAATGATTGATGTAAAGCAATAGAAAAACCATCTCTTTCAATGGGATTTGTCCAATTAATAACTTCCTGTGAGCTACCTACGCCAGTAATCTCAAATGTATTGTCCTTGAAAGTATGTCCCAAAACAGCAGTAAAGAAAGGATGTGGATTTGTAGATGATATTTCAGGAAGAACCAGACTCATGCCACCGACAAAACTATTGCCATAAAATATCTTAGGTTGTACGGGTAGTGTATTAAACATTGATGAATCATATAATTCATCCCCGTTGAAATCATCGATAGCCATAATATTATTATTAGTTAGCCACTCTAATACATTCACATAAAACCTCGGAGTGCCTACATTCTGGTATGACATTAGTACCTATTTCCCCTCTGTTTATTTCTAACCATATTCATTATATCTCTCTCTTTTGTTGCCGGAGGAATAAGAGATGTATTTTTAGTAGGAATTAATTTGCTCCTACTCATATAATATAAGTCCTGCGAATCTTCAGTATGTTCACTTTCTGTCATAGCAGCATTATCAGCCAAGTGAATATGGAAATAACCATCATATTTATCACCATTTTTAAAATATAACTCTACATTATGAGTAGAAGTATTTAAATTGTTAATATATGGCTGGTTTAAGGAGGTTTTACTAACTTTACTACCTGATACGTGGGTAGAGGATAAATCCTCGCTTTTAGTAGTCATATCTTCAGCCTTAGTATGTAGCAGTTCTGTATAATCCATTACCCTGTGAATAGTTGTAGGTTCTTTTTCGCCCTGTTCATTAGCAGATTGGGCTGATAATATTTTAAGTTCTCCTACATAGTCAAACAGTTCATTTAAAGTTCCTTTTCCAATAGGGAATATCATTATTCCATTATTCTGTTGAACAATAACAAATGAATCAGAAGTTCTATCTGAAATCTTAATAGCACCTCTATATTTAATATGAACACCTCTAACATTTCCCTCAATAGTACATTTCCCATCACCGTAATAAAGTTTAGCCATTATATGTTCCTCCTACTATCATATTTGCAAGATTTACTACATCCAATATGCTTACATTATTATTTCTTAAAATATCTGCAATTACAAATTGTTTCTTATCTAAATCCTTGTCCCCTGATAAATAATTTCCCATAAGAACCATATCTGAAATATCTGTTTTCCCATCTAAATTTAAATCTCCACTACCCCGAGCACCACCCCTTATAGGAGTCCATTGTCTAAGGGGAAACATATTGTGTTCATTAGAAATAGTTGTATAATTTTGTCCATCATAATATATTTGTTGTGAGCCTCCCATCCAATCATTTGATGAGTAAGGGATTGTTGTACCATAATCGCATTGTTCTGCATTCGTGGAGAATGTCAGATTGTTACCTAAATATATAGAAGTAGGGTAGTCAGTTCCATTAAAAGACATATTAGTAAGAACTCCACATCCTGCATCCATAAGGGCTTCCTGTACGCAATCCTGATCACTGAGTTCTTCATTGGCATATCTGGGTTGACCCCTCCCTATGATATTGATTGGGGCAGACCCAAAAGCTACCGGCCACATATTTCCATCGTTAAGCAAGAACTCTTCTCCATCGTAGCCGGGACAATTATAAGGTGCTGTAGGACTACCCCAGTTCTCCCATTGGTAATGATGATAAGCAGTACACCATATTGGGGATTCTGCATAGCCTGGATACTGTTCATAAACATCGGCAAGACTAGCCCCCCAATAAATAGCTTCAGCATTTCCACCACTTACAGCAACTACTTCTATATCAATAGGGGGTGCAGTTTCTTCCGGTAGTTTATACCATCTCCAACTATTGGTATATATCCTCAAATCAAATTTGGCTATTTGTGTATTGGGAAAATTATAAAGTATTGTTCCACTAGGATTAATATGGATACTATTAATAGGAACATCACAAGGATTGTTGATAGTTACAACAGAGTTCATACAATCTTCTTCTGTCATCTCTCCCAAATCAATTCCTGCATTTATACATCCACCTAAAGGTATTTGTTCTGTACAATCTGCTAAATCATATACCATTTCACCATCCCAACATTCAAATGTTCCATCACCACCACCACCACCTCCACCACCATCTTCAACAGAAACTTCACAATCTTCTCTTTCATCCTCAGGGCATATATTAACAAAATCTCCCAATATTGGATCTAAAAGATGTAACTGTAAACATTCTATCTCTACTACTTCTAAAGTTTTATTGGTAGATGTTACAATGAAAGATGGTAATAATTGTTGCATATTTAAATAATAACCATTTCTCAGATTATCGTTATAATCTAAAAAAGTGCTACATCTACTATAACAAATTCCATAAGGCTTAATATCATTAATTATTTTATTAAAATCCACAATATCCCCGATTTCAATATCCATATACTTTAGGGGAAGTTTAACCTTCATCTTTAGATGTTGATTTATATTAAATAATAATAACCACTTTGCGAATTGGTCAGCAGTTTCCTTACTTCTTATATACTTACCCCTATCATCATCAATAACAAGGGTGCTTTCACTATCATCAGATTTTAAACCATAATACTCATAGATTGAAGTACTTTCGCTATCATATAATATACTCCAATCATCCATATTTTCCGATGTATGTAGAGATATGTCAATGTTTTGATGGTCTAAATACATTGTAAATGTATCGCTAAATTCCTCTCTTCCATAATCCCAATTATAATTCAGAATAATTTTGGTTTTTACATCTTCAATTTTGGTTCTTGAAAAACTAAAATCAATTATTTCTGAATCTATAATATTATGGTCTGGTATTGTATATTCCTTGGGAATTACATCAAATTTAAAATTCCCCATATTGTCAAATCTTGGGATATAAGGAGATGCTGATGCTATTCCCTCTATGAGTTTCTTGGAGTTAATCTTTTTATCAACTGTGAAAGCATATTTCCAACCATAAGTGTCTGTTGCATCTACATCTTGCCCAAGCTCATTATTCAATATATGTGCAATAGCCGATGGTGCAGTTGGGGAATCATTAACATCCATTGCTCTACCATTTACATTGGCATAGAAATCTTGATTTAACATATCCTTTATTAGAGAATAATTGTATAAAGTTAAACTTGTAAGTTTTAATTCTACTGCTGCCCTCATTGCAGTCGGCACTCTGCAATATGCCAATAATTGACTTGTGTTATCTATTTTTGACCAACCACCATCTTCCGAGGGAATAGTTCCACCCGACTGTGAGAAAAATTGTTCATCCTGATGGCTAGTTATGTCAATATTATGGTCATAAAGGTCATAATCATTCAGAGCATCTCCACCAAATCTAATATATAGCCTTCTATCGGTACTACCACTTCCCCAACCATGATGGGTTGCACATGGGTTTCCTATCCATACCTCGCCTTTCCAAAATATAAATCCTGACGATTCCTCGGCAGAGCTTAGTTCAAATACGCCCGTTTGAATAACTCCACCAACCATTTTCGCTTCATGCTTATCATTCTGACCACCAGCTTCATTCCATATATCATAGTAAAATTGTGATTCTTCAGGATTCATTGGGTATTCAGACTGGTCAGCCCAGTCCATATAATAATTATTTTGCCAATCACTATCATCATCATCAGATTCTTTAAAAATAGAGCCATAAAAACCCGGTACTCCCCCTACTCTTCTATAGTAAGAACCATACCATGAGCGACTTGGATTGCCCCCATATTGAGATGTGCCTGATCCTGACCAATATGTTGATCTTCCTTTTAAGGCTTTAAAGGTCATGCTATCTTTATCTATTACCTGTGTTACTATAATCTTATTTAGGCTAATTGGATTTGCATCAACAGAATCATGGGCTGAACTACTTGCTAATGTTATAGAATTATCTTGAATTGTAAATTGACTTGTTCCGGTTGGATAATCAAATATTTTACTATACTGCATCTCAAGGGATAGAACATTTGGTACGTCAACATAACCATTATCAAATACATAAACCGATCCAATGATGATATTGCTATTTGAATCCGGCTGTATTATCACATTTCCTTCTGTTATTCCCCATTCTTCTATTGCTGGAGAACTTTTAATTACACATGGACTTTTATCAACATTACCATATACCATTGGGATTGGTTTATTCTTATATTTATCAGGAACATCAATCCCTGTTAGGGACTCAAGTGGCAAATCCTGATGAAGTGTTGCTTGGCTGCGATCTTCAACAACTAATCTTACTTTTTCATCATCATGGGTGTATCGTCTGATAGTTCCGTTGAAAATTTGGAAAGCATCATCATCTTTTGGGTAGAAGCTACTAAATCCTACTCCACCATGTATATCATAAAAAGAAATGTTATTTGTAGAAGGAGATGCCCAGAATATTCTACATTCTTTATTAATTAATGATGAATCGCTAACAAGTTCAGAAAATCTTTTCCCCTCATAAGGAAAATTGCTAATATCAATATTAATAGAAGATATTTTATAATTTCTCTTTTCAATATCAACGGATTCTTTTAATGAGGGAATGTTTAATAATAAAGGCTTTGTTGTATAGGTGTTAAATTCTGTAATTTGCCCAAGATCAATAAGAACTTCTGACACCGATCTCCTAAAATCCCCATTCAATGTATTTGTGCTTAATATTATATAATTTTGAG